ACCAACAAGTGGAACTCGCCAAGACAGGTGACGCTGAGAAGCGCATGCTGTTGATTGAGTGGGGCCATAAAGTGTTGGCTGAGAACGCACACGGTCTGGCAGCAGACTTGATCACTTCTTAATCACTTAAGAGGAAGGGGGAGGAGAAATCTTCCCCCTACTTATATGGAAAAACGATTTTTTGATGCAAACCCCGAACAAGGGCTAACTCGCACCTGGCACTACAACGATGAGACTGATGAGGCAACGATTCAGACTACGCAGGACATCACTTCCGTCATTGAGGCCAACAAGCGCGACTTGGCTGCCATTGATGAGAAGGCCACCTGGAAAGGCGAATGGCATCATGTTGCCAGCATTCCTGAGTCTCTGTACTACCAGATGAAGGCCGAGGGCAAGATTGATGACGAGGCTTACATGAAAAAATTTTTAAACGATCCTGATAACAGATTCTTCCGAGTACGGCCAGGAAAAGTATGAACTACATCGCAGTCTGCACCCCAGCGCGGGACATGGTTCATACCAATTACACCTATTGCATGGTTAACCTTGTCGCGTATCACACCCTCAACACCACTGACGCTGTGAGCTTGAAGATCCTGCAAGGCACACTGATTCAGAATCAGCGTGCTGATCTTTGCTTGGATGCGATGCGCGAAGGATGCAGCCATATCCTGTTTATCGACTCTGACATGACGTTCCCGCAGGACATGATCCAGCGTTTGCTGGCGCATGATGTGGACATCGTGGCGGCCAATTGCGCCAGACGCCGTATGCCTACAGGGCCGACTGCACAGAATTATGACGAGAATGGCAAACGCCAGGCTGTCTACACCATGCCCGAATCAACTGGCTTGGAAGAGATTGGCTCTGTTGGAACTGGCGTCATGATGATCAAGCGCGGTGTCTTTGAGGGCATGACCGAGCCATGGTTTGATATGCCTTGGCAGACTGGCACTCGCGGCTACATGGGCGAAGATGTGTTCTTTTGTAAGAAGGCTCAAGAGTTGGGCTACAAGGTGTATATTGACCATGATGTCTCGAAAGAGATCGGCCACATTGGCACGTTTGAATTCAGGCACGACCACACTTGGATCGTCAAAGAAGAGATGGAAAAAGAGGCAGTCTAATGGCACTCACGACATACACCGAACTCAAATCATCGCTGGCTGACTGGCTCAACCGGCAGGATTTGACTTCCACCATTCCCGACTTCATCAGCCTGGCAGAGGCTCAAATTGAACGTCAATTGCGCACACGCCAGATGATTGTGCGTGCCACCGCCACCATTGACACTGAATATGGCGCGTTGCCTGGTGACTTTTTGGAGACAAAATCCTTGAAGCTCAACACCAACCCCATCACGGCCTTGCAGTTTGAGACTGTGGACGCCTTGGACGTGATGAAGGCCACTCAATACCTGTCATCTGGACGGCCCAAGTATTTCGGCATTGTGGGCGCACAAATTCGCGTCTTGCCTGTCCCTGATGGCTCATACACCGGCGAGTTAACCTATTACGCCAAGCTCTCCAAGTTGTCGTCCACCAACGCCACAAACTGGCTGTTGACGCAAGCGCCTGACGTCTATTTATACGGCGCTTTGTTGCAGGCTGCGCCATACCTGCAAGACGATGCGAGAATCCCTGTATGGTCTAGCCTGTATCAGGCTGGCCTTGATCAGTTGCAGATTGCGGATGATCGTGGATCAACCTCTGGCGGTGCTTTGATGGCGCGTGCCAGAACTTTTGGATAAGGGAACGAGATGTCATCATTTACCGACTACACCGAGAATCTGGTTCTGAATTGGCTCTTGACCACCAATTCAGCTACACGCCCAACTGCCTGGTACATCGGCCTATTCACAGCCGCGCCTTCCGATACCGGTGGCGGCACTGAGGTGTCTGGCAATGCGTATGCGCGGGTTGCAACCGGCACGATCACTGTCTCTGGCACGTCACCCACCAACGCCACTAATGCGGCTGCAATTGAGTTTGCGGCGGCCTCTGGCGGCAATTGGGGATCTATTGGCTGGGCTGGCATTTTTGATGCCTCAACCAGCGGCAATTTGCTTGCATGGGCTGCACTCTCCACAGCACGCACCATCAACGATGGCGATGTGTTCCGCATCCCCGCAGGCGACCTTGACGTCACTCTGACCTAATCATGGCAGCTTACGGCTCTGGTCCATACGGACGGGGCAATTACTCCTACGGAGTAAGCCTTGGAGCCGTAACCTTCACAGCTACCTCAAGCGCCAGCATTGCTGGCGTTCGTTATGCCTTTGGCGCTTTTACTGTTGCGGCATCTTCCACAGTCGCTGTGGCCGCCAATGTAGTCAAGACGGCATCCTTCAGCGTCTCGGCATCTTCATCTTGTAGCGTTTCCGGCCAGCGCGTTGCTGTTGGCGGGTCCACCATGTCGTCGTCCAGCACCATGTCGGTGTCTGGCGTGCGGTATGCGGTTGGCGCGTTCACTGTGTCGTCCACCAGCACCATGGCTGTCAACGGCGTGCGTGTGGCTATTGGATCGTTCACCGCCACTGATGTCAGCGACATGACTGTCAACGGCGTGCGGGTGGCGCTGGTGTCTATCGTCATTGATGCCTGGGCCGACATGACTGTGGGCACGCAGGTCATCGTCAATCAGCCAGTGAGCATTGCTGCTGAATCTAGCATGACGGTTGCTGGCTTCTCAATCCTGACGGCTGCGGTGCAGTTTGATGCTGTGGCCGTCATGTCCATCAATGGCATATTCAAGTGGACTGATGAGGCTGACACGCCAGAGGATTGGACGGCTGTGGCTGACACGCCAGATGACTGGACACCAGTTGCAGATTCGTCTGGAAGCTGGACGCCTATTTCAGACACATCAGAAAATTGGTCGAATATCGCAGACAATTCAGAAACTTGGCAGATTGCCGCATAGGAGTTTTCATAATGGCTGACACCACGACATCCAACCTGTTACTTACAAAGCCCGAAGTTGGCGCAAGTACTGACACATGGGGAAGCAAACTTAACACCGATCTTGACACGATTGATGCGTTATTTGCCGCTGACGGCACTGGCACATCTGTTGGCTTGAATGTTGGATCTGGCAAGAAGCTCAAGCTGGTTGGCGATCTTGTTGACACCAATGGCAATGAGTTGCTCAAGGTGTCTGCAACAGCATCTGCTGTGAATGAGGTGACATTGACCAATGCTGCGACTGGCAACAAACCATCATTGTCTGCCACTGGCGGCGACACAAACATTGGCTTTGAATTGGTTGCCAAAGGCACTGGCGAAGTCACAGCCAAGGTCAATGGCTCAACAGTGTTCAATGCGTCAAGCTCTATGGGCTTTAAAAACCGCATCATCAACGGCGCAATGGTTATTGACCAGAGGAATGCGGGGGCGAGTTTAAATAATACATCAGTAACTCAATATTCAGTAGACCGATGGCTATTTGACGGCACTCAAAACAGTAAATTTTCTATTCAACAGAATGCAGGTAGCGTTACGCCGCCTGCTGGTTTTGCAAATTATTTAGGCGTTACTTCAAGTTCTGCCTACACGCCAACTTCAAATGATTCTTTTGAGGTTGCACAAATTATTGAAGGCTACAACGTGGCAGACCTTGCTTGGGGTACTGCTTCGGCATCTACAGCTACGTTGTCTTTTTGGGTTCGTTCAAGTTTGACTGGTACGTTTGGCGGGTCTATTGCCACGACAAAAACTGCTGTTTGGGTTATGCCATTCAGCTACACAATTTCTTCAGCCAATACTTGGACATACATCACTGTAGCCATCACAGCGCCAACAGCAACTGGCGGCACTAACACAGGAAATACTGCTGGCGTTTATGTTCGTTTTGGACTTGGTGCGGCGGGAACAGCTTCTGGCGGAACTGCTGGAACATGGACAAATGCAAGCAACTACTTGCAACCAAGTGGAACAGTAAACGTAGTCGGCACAAACGGTGCAACCTTCTACATCACAGGTGTCCAGCTTGAGAAAGGCTCAACAGCAACGAGCTTTGACTACAGGCCGTATGGCACTGAGTTGGCTTTGTGTCAGCGTTATTACGAGGTTTTGATGAAAACCGATAGCGGTGATGCCAATAGACCAGCGGCAGTAGTGGCACTTACATCAACTATATTTTTCAATATTTTGTATAAAGTAAACAAAAGAACAAGCAGTCCCACCGTAACATTTACTGCTGGAGAAGTTTATTCTGGTGGTTGGAGTGCCTTTACGAGCCCAACAGTAACTGGTGCAAATGATATTGCCGCCCAATTTGAAGGTACTAAATCGGGTTTAACAGTAAATTCTGCATATATTGTGAAAAATGCAGGGATAACCGTAAGTGCGGAGTTATAAAATGTACAAAGAAGTTTTTAACAAATTAGACAACGTAAAAGCAAACATTGTTTGCCGCATTGCCGACAACGCATTCATTCCAATGGATGAACAAAATTCAGACTACCAAGCCTATCTTGCTTGGGTGGCTGAAGGCGGTGTCCCAGAGCCAGCAGATGAGGTGACAGGTGGATAACGTCGAGAAAGAGTTTGCCATCCATCAGGCGATCTGCGATCAGCGTTACAAGGCCATTGAGGACAAGTTGGAGTCAGGCAAGAAGCGCATGGAGAAGATTGAGATTCAACTCTACATCGTCATCGCCGCCATCTTGTTTGGCCCAGGTGTCGCTGCCGACATTGTGAAAAAGCTGTTGGGGCTGTAACGATGTGGACCCAATCAGCATCTGCCTTCTTGCGGCTGGCCTTGTCAAGAACATCCAAGCTGGGTGCGAGCTTTACAAGCAAGCCAAAGAGTCTTTTGTTGAGATCAAGCAGACTGCTGATGAAGTCATTGCCATTGGCAAAGAGGTTCAAGGATTTTGGAATCAGCTTCTCAAGTTCTTTGGAAGTAAGCCAAAGCCAAAGCAGTCATCGTCAAAGCCTCTGGCGAAAAAGAAGTCGGCCTATGTTGCAGTCGATGAGACACAGGTCAAAGTTGACATTGTTAAAAACCTGACAGAGTTTTTTAGACTGCAAGAGCAGTTGGCGGCACACATCAGGGAGGAAGAAGAAAAGAGCCTGACAGTCTATGACCCCGATCAGAACTTGATGGAGGCGGCGCTCAAGCGAGTGATGGCACAGCAAGAGATGGACAGGCTGGTGGTGACGATCAGAGAAACGATGGTGTATCAGTCACCGCCAGAGATGGGTGCTCTGTACAGCGAGGTTTTCAAGATGCGTCAAGTCATCTCTGAGGAACAGGAAAAAGCTAGGCTCAAGGAGGAGGCGAAGAAGAGGCAAGACGCATGGCTACACAGGCAAGAGGAAAGAAACCTGCAAGCAAAGCTGGCGGCACTAGCAGCGACTTCTTTATTCCTCCTTTACCTGTGGTTGTGGCTTCTCCTCGTGAGTCGCTGGGGGAAAGCATAATGGGCTGGATCGCTGCATGTGTGTTGGTGGCTCTGCTTCTCCCCTTGGGCGCAATGCTTTATCTCGACATCTTGGAGGCCAAGCATGATGTGAAACAAGAGGTAGAGAAGGTCCAAAAGATGAGACGTGAAATTGAACAGGAGAGACGCAAAAATGACAAGACATGAACTTTCACTGCTGGCGCTGACTGTTTGCGTTGGCATCCTCTGCGGCTTGCTGGCTGGCTGCGAAGATCGATTCAGATACCCTTGCCAAGATCCAAAGAATTGGGAACTTGCTGAGTGCAAGCCGCCAATCTGCACAGCCACAGGCACATGCCCTGACCAGTTAATCAAACCCGAACAGGAGAAGAAGTGATGGCAACCATCGGATACAAACCAAACAACCGTCTGTCACCTGAAGAGATCGAGGCTCGCGTGTGGGCTTGGGTGATCTTCGTGATCTCCATCATCTTGCTGGGTTCATGTTTCAGCTTCATCTATTCGGTGACGTTCGTGACCCAGCCGATGTCTTCTATGGCCCCCATCGACAAGGTTTACACCAAGATGATCAACGACATCATGCTGCTTTGCACTGGCGTCTTGGGTGGTGTGGCTGGCCGCAAGGCCGTGTCTGCTGCTGTGGCTACAGCCACCGCCAAGGCAGAGGCCACTGACAACGATGAGCCACCAGCACCATGAAGGATATTCTTGGCGGCCTGCTGATGCTGGTGCTTGTGTTTGGCGGTGGATATTGCACCGGCAAGCACTATGAGCAAGAGGCCCAGCAGGCCGAGGTTGACAGGCTCAACACCGAAGCCAGGGCCAAGGAGAAGGCTTTGGCTGACGCTGTAACAACAACTGCAAATGCACTGAGGGTATCGAATGAAAAAGCAAAGATGGCTACAAAGCAGCGCGATGCTGCTATTGACAGTGGCGCTTACAAGTTGCGGGTTCCTGTCAAAACGTCCTGCCCCGTACCAGCCGCCACAGATCCCACCGCTCCCGCCGGAGATAGTGGAGGAGCGCCATCAGCCGAACTTGACCCAGCGTTTGGAAAAGCTCTTTTCGAACTGACTGATGAGGGTAATAGAGCCATTGAAAAGCTCAATGCTTGCATCGATTTGTACAACCAAGCCCTTGAATCACAGAAAGGTATCAAATGACACAACTCACCGCCAACTTCAGTCTGCATGAACTCAGCAAGTCAGAGACAGCCCTGCGCATGGGTCTGGATAACACGCCAGATGACGAGGCGACAGAGAATCTGCGCCTGCTGTGCGAGAAGGTGTTGCAGCCTGTGCGTGACCATTACGGCAAGGGCGTGAAGGTGAACTCAGCTTATCGCAGCCCTGAGTCCAATGCGGCGGTCGGCGGGTCAAAGACCAGCGACCACTGCAAGGGCATGGCGGCTGACATTGAGATACCTGGCGTTGCTAACGCTGACTTGGCTCAGTGGATCATGGATAACTTGGACTATACCCAGCTCATTTTGGAGTTCTACACGCCAGGTATTCCAGACAGCGGATGGGTTCATGTCAGCTATGACCCGAACAACCTCAAGAAGCAAGAACTGACGGCCACCAAGGTTGCCGGTAAGACGCAATATTTGCCTGGTCTAGTCGCATAATTTAGGTCATGGCTACCAATCTGACTCAGCAGCTCGACACACCAGCGCCACCCAATTTGGGGACGCCTGATGTGCTTTACAGCGAAAGCTATTTCAGACAGACCAATGGCAGCCTCAATGTCTATTTCAACAAGCTGCGCAACCTGTTTGGTGCGTTGCTTGGCCCAAGGGGTGGGAAGTGGGTGAACATGCCTTATGGCGCGTTCCAAGACACTACAGACCAGACGGCCACAGCCAACACCGCCACGGTGATGACGTTCAACACCACAGACTTCAGCAATGGGGTGGTGGTGGAAGACGGCTCCAAGTTGAGGGTGTCGCAGGGTGGTATCTATAACCTGCAATTCAGCGTCCAGTTCCAGAATGCCGACACCCAATTGCATGACGTGAGCATTTGGCTTCGCCAAGATGCGGCTGGCGCTGGGACCGACATTGCCGGATCGGCTGGCCTTGTCAGCGTCCCAAACTCGCATGGCGGCATTGACGGCCATGCCATTGTTGGGTGGAATTACTTTGTGACGCTGGACGCCAACGACTTTGTGGAGATCTGGTGGTCAACACCGTCAACTCAGGTGACTATCCAGCACTATGCCGCAGGCACGTCCCCGACCAGACCGTCAACGGCCTCAGTTGTTGCCACTATGTCGTTCGTGTCCAATTTGTCCACAGAAACCGCATAATTCAGCTATGGCATTCGTACCTCTCAAAATCCCACCAGGCATCTACCGAAACGGTACTGAGTACCAGTCTTCGGGCCGTTGGTATGACGCAAACCTTGTTCGCTGGTTTGAGAATACCCTGCGCCCAATTGGCGGGTGGCGTAAGAAGTCAAACAGCCAGATGACCGGCTCATGCCGTGGACTGATTACTTGGCGGGACAACAGCGGGGATCGCTGGATTGCCGCAGGTACACATTCCAAGCTCTACGCCATGAATGAGGCGGGGACTCTGAAGGACATCACGCCAACAGGTTTGACTGTTGGCATTGCTGACGCAGCCACCAAGACTGGTTTCGGTTATGGACCCTATGGCTCAT